TCATTAGCTGGCCAAGCTTTAAATTTAATTGGTAGTTCATGTATTCAACCTAATAATTGCACAAGTGGACAGATTTTTGCTTTTGAAGGAATATGGGGTTATAGCCAAGGTAATATAAATGTATGGTGGACTGAACAGGAGAGCAATATATGAATTACCAAACGATTGTTAATACAGCTATAGATTATTCTGATAGACAAGACAATATAGCAATAAATAATAATATTGATAACTTTTTACGCATCGTAGAGGCTAGGGTTAATCGCTGGTTAATGACCCAGAAAATGTCTGTTACCGCTTATGCTTATGTTAATACTGCTTATACATTCCCTAATAGGTATCCGTTGCCTGATGACTTTTTATCAATTAGAACTATCAGAATAACGCAGAAAGAGAATAATAATTATAGTAATGTATTGAATTATGTTAATCCTGAACAGATGGCTAACTTGCGGAATAACAATTCTTCTAAGCCTTCTTACTGTATCATATCTGGATATTTTGAGATTTGGCCTATTCCAGTTAACGTAACCTTGGCAGATATATCTCCATCTACTCCAGCAGTTATCACTTACATTATCGAGATTGATTATTACCAACGTATTCCTCCACTAACTTCTACTTCACCAAATAATTGGATAGCTGACCAAAATCCTGATACATATATTTTTGGATTACTTACTGAGATCAATGCTTTTGCGAAAGATGCAGAAGCAGCTACTTTATGGGATGGTAGATTCAAGGCATCTGTTGCTGATATTGATTTGCTTAATATTAAAGCTACATGGAGTGGTAATCCTATTTTCACATTAGCAGGATAATTATAATGTCATTAGAATCAGCAACAACCATATCAGGATTACAGTCAAGTAATCCAGCAGGATCGGATTCTCAACTCCAAGGCTATCAACACTTACAACTTATAAAGAATGTTCTTAAGTTGCAGTTTCCAGGTATTGGTGGTGCAGGATTTAACGTTCCTATTACAGCAAAAGAAGTAGAATTAAATTCTCTTGTTGGAGTTACAAGTAATGTCCAAGGACAACTAAACTTTATACAAAGTGAGATATTGGCATTACAAGCACAAGGGTCATTTCCTACTGGCACAAGAATTGTATTTGCCCAGTCTACTGCACCAATAGGTTGGACACAAGTTACCACTTGGACTAACCACATGCTCCGTGTTGTAGCATCAGCAGGTGGTGGTTTTGGTGGAACCATGTCTCCAATCCTTAATAATGTTGTTCCTGCTCATACACATTCAGTAATTACTGGTTTCGAAAATGTTTCACATACGCATACATTTACTGGTACTGCTGTTGCAGATCATACCCATACGTCTCAAAAACCTGTTACTGCCGCAGGCAATCAAAGTGGTACTGGAGGATTTATTACTAGTGCTGGGGCAGATGTTACTGGAGCAGCAGGTGGTCATACCCCATCTGGAACAATAGGTACAGAAAGTGCGCAACATACCCACTCTGGTACAGCTGCTCTTGATACTAGTGCAGCAAATTGGACTCCTCAATATGTTGATACAATTATTTGTGAGAAACAATAATGGAAGTTATACAAATTTGTCCACTAGGAGCAGAATGTGAACGAATCGGAGCAGATAAAGATGGAAACGCTGTTTTATATCGCTGTCGTGCTTACACTCTACTTCGGGGCAAATTGCCAGACAGAGACGAACAGGTCGATCAATGGAGATGCTCAATATTTGAATGGCTCCCGATTCTTTTAGTTGAGAATAGTCAAATGACTCGTGGCGTAAATGCTGCTGTATCAGATTTAAAAAATGAAACTGTTAAAAGACAAGATGTAGCAATGCGGGCATTAGCAATGGGATTCCAACCTATTATGAGTATTGAAAATGTTGAATCTACAGACTCTTAAATTAGCTGGTAATGATGGGGTAAATTTTGATCTTGAGCCTTGCGACTTAGAACCCAATTTCTTTACCAATGGAAATGATTTCCGCTTGAAGAATGGCAAGATTCAGTCATTTAATACAGGTGCTAAATTTTCAGATTGCCCTGCCCCTTTTAATGGTGCTAGGATTATATTTGTTAATTCTGCTCCGTTATACTTTTACCTCGTAGCTGGTTTAAATAAGATATTTTGTTTTGATGGGAATACTTGGACTGATGTTTCATCAGTTGAAGGTTATGAAAACATGAGTGCTCCAGATCAATTTAAGTGGACTACTTGTCTGCTTGGTAGTATTCCTGTACTGAATAATTATAGGGCATATCCTGAATACTGGTCTCCTGCATCACCATCACAATTGATGCAACCAATAATGTTTGATGCTACAACTTCATGGAAGCAGAAGGCTTGGCATTGCAATGTAATGAGAGCGCATAAGAATTTTCTATTCGCTATCAATATGACAGAAGGTGGTGTATCTCTACCACATAATTATCGTTGGTCACATCCAGCTGATAACAATGGCCTTCCATATTCGTGGGATGTTCTTGACCTTGCATCTATTGCTGGTCAGGCATCAGTGCTTGGTAACGCGGGAGTTCTTGTAGATGGGTTGTCAATGCGTGATGCTTTCTGTTTGTACTCTACTGATGGCATTACTATCCTTGATTATGTAGGTGGTGATTTTATTTGGTCTGCAAGGGCATTAGCATCTAATCAAGGTTTATTAGCTCAGAATTGCGTGGTAGATGTTTATGGGAAACATTATTTTTTATCTAGGGATGATCTTCTTGTTAATGATGGTAATTCTATACAGTCTATTGCACACCGTGTTTTTAGAACTAAATTGGCAGGAGCTATTGATCCAACTTACTTCTATACGTCTTATGCAACGGTTGACCACTCTAATAAAGAAATTTGGTTTTGTATTCCACAAATAGGAAGTACCTATCCAGATTTGGCATTTGTTTATAACTATACAGATCAGAAAATATCTATAAGGGATATTGATCCAGCAATAGCATCAATGACTTATGGACTTGTGCAGTTTTATACGTCATCTTGGTTAACACTTACTAATACTTGGTTAGAAGCAATCAATCCTTGGAACTATGATCCATCATCACCTTTCGCGCAAGGTTTGATTGGTGTAGAAGAGCCAACTACGACCGTTTATAATATGTCGTCACCAGAAGTTGATAATGAAACAGATACATTTATTGAACGTATATCAGCCCAACTTACCGACCAACGTGAAGTTACAACCATTAGTCGGGTGTTCCCACATATACAGTCAACGGATTCAGTTCGTATTACTTTTGGATCACAACAATTCCTTGGAGCACCCATCATCTGGGATGACCCAAAATTATTTACACCCAACAATGATAGGAAAATTGAACCAAGAACAACTGGTATGCTACACAGTTGGAAGATAGAAACTTATCAAGGCTCACAGTTTTCTTACTCAGGTATGGATATAGAGTTCACTGTTAATGGACAGCGGTAATGGAACAAGTACCACAAGGCACTGAGCCTAAATTATCTGAGTATGTTTGGAGACACTTAAACAAGCTTTATCTTGATATTAATAATATAAATACTAAATTAACTGATATATACAGTCAGTTGGATAGGTTAATGCGGGCGCAATATACAATGATTGTTCCATTTGAATATACATTTAAAACTACTACTACTGTAGCTGATCCAGGAGCAGGAAACTTTACATTCAATAATGCTAGTGGTTCACTTGCTACTAAACTATGTATATCACAGTCAACCACTAATGGATTAGATATACAAAGAATTTTACAAAATTATACAACTGGTGATAAAATATTATTCCAAAATGAAGCTGATAAGACTCAGTTAATTTTTTATCAGTTGACATCCAACGTAATTATGCACACAACAGTTTGGGCAGAAATGAATGTGGTGTATTTACAAGGTGTTGAATCATTTAATAATAATGCCAAAATTACTATGACTACTGTAGTTACTCGGTCAATAGAGATACCCCTAGTATGAGCCACTCAATAGAAATACTACATCCTGCCTTTATTGATTTATATTGGGAAGAAATGCTTCCTCATATTGATAAAGTGGTTGAGGTTAGTAATTATGAATTTACAGCAGACTCAATAAGATTAAGAGCATTAAATCTTAATTCAGTAATGGTAGTAATTAGAAATTTGGATAAAAAGATTGTCGCTGTGACTACAGCGGAAGTTGTTACCTATGACAGTGGAC